GAGGCGAACCCGTCACTGTCCTTCAATATTGGGGACACGGTTCTCCTGGAACCGTCTGGCTAGCTGGTAATCCCATTCCTACGGCTGAATGGCTCTCCCTAAAACCTCTTCTTATTCCTGAGTCCCTCGTGTGGCTCCGAATCTGCTCTGCCTTCCAGGGGCGCGTCGGTCAGGTCTTTGCGAAACAGATGGCTGACGGATTAGGCTGCACGATCGGTGCTCATACCTATATCATCGGTCTCTTCCAGGGCGGCCTCCATACAATGAAACCTAACTCAATGCCCAGCTGGGATGCCGCTGAGGGAACAGAAGTTAAATGGCGACCCGACTTTCAACCTTGGCTACCACACTCTATTCTATGTCTACAGTGGTGGATTCCAAAAGGTTGGTAATCATGCGCTCTATTAATCAAGCCGGTCTCAATCTGATTGAACAATTCGAGGGGTGCAAGCTACAACCCTATTACGATGTTGCTGGCATTCCCACGATCGGTATTGGAACCACTCGCTATACAGATGGAAAGGCCGTAATGATGGCTGATGCTGCTATCACAAAAGAACAGGCCTATGCTCTCTTGAAGAATCACGTTGACGGTGATTGCAGTGCTGTCTCAGGAATGGTAAGAGTCGTGGTGAATGATAACCAATTTGCTGCTCTGGTCTCATTTGCCTACAATGTGGGTCGAGGTGCGCTTGCCTCTTCAACTCTCCTAAAGAAATTGAACTCAGGAGATATGAAGGGTGCAGCCGATCAATTCCTCAAATGGGATCACGCCGGTGGCAAGGTAGTACTAGGACTCACTCGCAGACGTCAAGCCGAACGAGCTCTTTTCTTACATCCCGTTTAATACCAATAATATTGGAACTTAGCTATTGATCGTTCTCGTCGAGAACTAGTGGTTCGAGGCTATAGCCCGACCAAGGCTTTCCATCAGGCGGAAACAACGTACACGCAATTTTATAAGCTGTCTCGTAATCATCTGCTTCTACCTCCACTGAGAACATCTTGTAGTGGTGTTGTCTACCCTCTATCGGGGTGAGGGGATCACCTGAAAATCTAAATTTCATATGACCTCCATACACTCCAAATCAGATTGATAGAAAAGATCTGCAAACTACTCTTAAGAGAAGAAATAATTATTTATTTCTAATCTTACACAGTTATCCCAACTAGCTTGTTTTAAGATAGTTATTTTGGCCACATTTCTATTCCTGAAGTATAAGATCTCAACAGGAGATTTATATGACTAAAGCAATTCAAAGACTTACTCAAGATACTCAAGATACTCGTGAAACTCAAACAATAGCTGTAGAAGAGGCTAGAGCATTCGCGAAGAAAATTTTTCAAGATGCTCATGAAATTAAAGTAGAGGTTCTTAAGGGCGGAAGAATGCCTACAAAGGCCCATCAATCAGATGCTGGTTGGGATCTTTATGCAACGACAGATATTACTATTTACCCCGGACAAGTAATGAAGCATCCATTGAATATTCAAATGGAACTTCCCCTTAACACTTGGGCGGAGATTACTTCTAAGAGTGGTCTTGGAGCGCAAGGTCTTATGGTATATGCTGGAGTCATTGATCAAGCCTATCGTGGTATTCCCCATGTTATTTTTACCAATCTTTGGCTTATCGATCAACTTGATGAGCAGGGCCTTCCACTAATGCGGACTGATCCCATTGTTATTAAGAAAGGTGAGAAACTTGCTCAACTGATTATGAATCCTCATAGTGAAAACTTTTATATGACTCGCGTTGATAAAGTGGATACTGACTCTGAGCGTGGAGCAGGTGGTTTTGGTAGTTCAGGTAAGTAAGTATAAGGGTGTACATGGCGCCACCCAAGAAAGTAAATCTATTACAGGACGCATTCGACCCCTCAGTAAGAATTTCTTCGCTTGAACCTATGAGTGAAGACGCAGTCTGGCCGATGAATACAGAGATCTGTATTACTCGTGTCCCAATCAGAAAACGAGATGGTTTCGATATTGACGTCTTTAAGAAATTTGCAGCTAAGCTCAAGCAGCACATGATCCCAAATGGGATCGTCTTTTTAATCTGTTACGCACCAATTGAAGCAAAGAGTCGACCGTTCGAGATTGCAAAAGCAATGACAGAAGCCGGCTTTTTTCATATCGACAATATTGTCATCCAGAAGACCTGGTTCCCCGGTAAGCGATCTGAAGTGAACCTTGTGAACTCACATGAATATGTCTTGCACTTCTGCAATGGGGAAGTCTGGAAACTGGACCGACTTCCGGTTCGACGATATCTAAAAACGGATGAGGAAGTGAGTTGTCCGGGTAATACGTGGAAGATCGAGACTGGTTCCCTAGATGAGGCCTATCCGGTCGATTTAGCTGAACTCCTAATTCGCATGACAGATTGTCTCCCAGGATCAATCGTGTTAGATCCGTTTGGTGGAGGGACAGGCTCATTAAAGGCAGCTCTTCAATTAGGGCACACCTTCTATGGTTTCAATATGGATCCAAAGATGGTAAAGAAATGTGATGCTATTTTGAAAGAATACACTGAAAAGAATCGGATCAAAAGAGGCTAATGGATACAAGATTTTTACAAGATGGCTTTGATAAGCAACTTTCCCATGTTATTGAAGAATGTGGGGAAGTCTTGGCTGCTGCTGGTAAAACCCAGCGGTGGGGTCGTGAAAGTGTTAATCCACTATTACCCCTTGATAAGCAAGAAACCAATGAAGCCTGGCTTCGTAGAGAGCTAGCAGATTTAAAGACGTCTGTTGATCGACTTTTAAAGACTATGGGTGAATAAGAATGCTATACGAGAAGCAGAAAGCAAAAGAGATTACAACGGACCGTGCCGAGATCAAGCGCATTGTCCAGGGTGCTCTAAATGAGATGGCCACCATCGTAGGTTCAACACTTGGACCGGGCGGGCGGACAGTTCTCATGGAGCGAGATAACTTAGCTCCACTAGCTACGAAGGACGGCGTTACAGTCGCTAAGGCAGTAGGTATGGCCAACGCTCAGGCCTCTGTCGTAGTCGAGGCCGCCAAAGAGATTTGTCTTCGAACGGCCAAGGAGGCTGGCGACGGAACGACTACAGCTATTGTCCTAGCTAATGCCCTCGTGCAGAACGCGTCTGATTTTCTCGAGGCTGATCCTAAATACAATCCCCAGCGGATGATCAATGACCTCAATAAGCTATATGAGAGTGTCATTGTTCCCTTCTTGAAGAAACATGCTAAGTCCGTAAAATCCAGGGAGGAGCTCATTAATGTTGCAACAATCAGTGCGAATGGCGATGCCACCATTGCTACGGCTGCAGTTGATGCTGTTATGGCAGCCGGAGAAGACGGACAAGTATTGGTGGAGGAAGCTGATGATCCATCTATCCGAGTTGAGTCGATGGAGGGGTGCATCGTTACGTCAGGCCTCAAGGATCTGGGACCTATTGGAATCTCCTTCATCAATGACAGGGCCAATCAGCAAGCAAAGATGGATGAAGGCCTGGTATTTCTATTCGATGGGTCTCTCAACGACCTTAAGGTCCCAGCTGCAATTCAGCAGGCCGTTGAAGGAACTAACCTCTATGGAAAGCCGATTATTGTATTTGCACACAACTTTGCAGATGTAGTACTAGATAAGTTTGCTAAGACCACTAAGGGTGGATATACAGTCGTTCCAGTGAAGACTCCGATGGGTGGAGTCGCTAACTCACGAGTGATGTTCCTCCACGATATTGCAGCTTATACTAGTGCAATGGTATATGACCCAGCTAACCTAGATGCGGCTATTGAGCAGGGCCTAGACTTTGGTTCATTCAAGACTGCTAAGATCAATCTCTATGAGACATTCCTTACCGCGGACTCAGATCCTGATGTACTTGGGGCCCGAATCAATGAGCTCAAGAGTATTGCGACTATTGCTCCCAACGATCGGGAGAAGATGTTCGTAAAGGCGGCTATCTCTAAGTTAACTGGTGGGGTCTCAACCATCTGGGTGGGCGGTGGATCAGAATTAGAGGCCAGGGAGAAAAAGGCCAGGGTAGAAGACGCCGTTGAGGCCGTTCGTTCAGCTATTGCTGAAGGGATCATCCCAGGAGGCTGCGGGGTACATCTCGTCCTTGCCGATGTAATCCGGCGACATCAAGAGCGCTTGCCTTCTTGGGTTATTATGGAACAGGCCCTCATGGAGCCTTTTAAGCTTCTATTGTCTAACTGTGGTGAGGACTTTAACGATGTTTGGAACGCTTTGGGTGGCTTTATTACTGGTTCTAATCATCCTCCTAATCAGATCTTTGACGCAAATACTCATAAACTTGTGCAGCCGGAGGCTGCGGGTATCCTTGAACCAGCTAAGGTGTGTCGCGTGAGTATCGGAAATGCCCTATCGGTAGCTTCGATTCTAAGTACCCTCGGCGGGCTAGTAGTTTCGCCTAGAGATGTTGGACTTGAGAATCAGCTAGCACTCTCAAAGAGCGCCTTCAGAGATATGATGTCAGGAGATACTGGGACGGTTGGTCAAGAGTAATGTTGAAACCTGGACACTTAACAGTACTTGGCACTTTTTGTATGGTTGTTGGTATAGTTAATACTCCAAATTGGTTATGCCTTGTATCAGGCGCTGCGTGTCTATATTTTGGTATTACAGGCCTGATTAGAGAATCTAAAGAAGAAAAGGGAGATGAAGATGAACATTTCGATTAAGACTGCGTTACTTATGGTTGGAGGAGTTCTCCTTCTTGCCCTTATGTTTGCTGGGTACATGACGCTTCGTGAGCATCAGCACCAAGCACAGATTGTTGAATTGCAGAATAAGGTTGCTTCTCAGGCTAAGACCATTGAAGTTAAAGAAGGTCTTTATCAGAAAGAAGCCTTACAGAGTAAGGATCTTACGAAGTTGCTCAGTGAGAAGGATACGGAACTGGCCCTTCTAAAGACGCAACTTGACGACCAGGGAGCACAACTGTTAACTGCTAATACTCTTGTGGTGAAGCTCAAGAAGGACTTGAAGGACGCACGCGACGTCGTCGTTACGATTCCAGATCCGGCAAAACCAGGAGTGAAACGTGCTGAGATCGATACGGCTGATAGACTTGATCCATTCCAGATCCTCGGTCATGTTGATGTAGATTGCGATACGGGGAGAGCTGGAGTGTCTGTAGGATTAGCTCAGCGCAGCCCAATTAAGTTTAGTGTAGTAGTTTCTCAGGATAAGGACGGAACTTGGCGTTCGTCAGCAACGTCATCGACTAGTGTCTTTGAAGTCGATATCGCTCTTGCCGCCGTTAATCCTTATATGCTCGAGGAAAAATGGTACGAGAAGATCTCTCTCGGTGTTGAACTCGGTGTCGGAACGAATCCAGGCTTCCTAGCAGGCGTCGGTGCTAATATCGAGATTGGCAAGTTTGATGTCGGACCTCGTGTCTGGGCAGTACTTGATCGTGGTGCTTCAGCATACTTTGGCGCAGCTTTGACCTGGCATCCCTTTAAAAAGGTACGCTAATGGCCAAGTATCGCTTCCAATGCGAGCAATGCTCAGCTGTCTCTGAGCGATATGCCTCTGTCTCGACGGAGGCCTTACCGTGTAAGGAGTGCAGCGCCAATTCTAAGCGTCTGTTCCCCAACATCGGCAGTAAGCAAGTAACAGAGACTGTAGATCCGTTCCTCAATGTACGCTATGAGGAGGATCAAAGAAAGCAATTAGAGAATCGTCGTATAGAACACTTCTGGGAAGTTGAAGTCCCAAGACTAGTTCAAACATACTCAACAGAGACCTGTCTAGAAGAAGGTTGGCTTGTGTACAATGAGAAGGGTGAATTAGTAATTGGGAAACCCAAGAAGAAATCTAAATGAAACTGATCTCTTGCGATATTGAAAACTTTTTAAGTATTGAGAAGGCCCACGTCGATTTTGACGATAGTGGACTCTTGCTTATTGAAGGGTGGAATCATGACGTTGACAGGGCTAATGGAGCGGGAAAGACAGCAGTTCTTAATGCGATCTCATTCGCTCTTTATGATAAGCTTCCTAGGAAGATTACTGCGACTGAGATCGTTCGAAGGGGTGCGAAAAGAGGTAGTGTCTCTATCAGGCTTGATGTCGGAGGCGAGGTTCTACTGGTGCAACGATCAAGACCTAAGGGAGTTGTTTTTGCGCGTGAAGTCAATGGTTCGCCTGAGGAGTTAAGCATAACTCAAGAAGAATGGGAAGCGAGGATGCGCCTTTCCTATAACCAGTTTATTGTTGCAATGTATTGCTCACAGGCAAACTCAAATTCATCTCCGCGGTTTCTACTTTTAAATGATTCTGATAAAAAACAGTTCTTATTACAGTTACTTAGTTTGAATGAGTTCATTTTATGTAAAAAACAGTGCGATGATATTATTACAAAAATGCAATTTAGGTTTGACGGTTTTCGTCAAAAAATGGCGGAATTGCAAGTAAAAATCGATGCTTATAGCGAGTCTATGATTGACGAAAACGCATGTCAATTATTGGTATCTCAAAAGGAAAATGCAAGACAATATTATGTTAAAACATTAGTAGAGTCACAAGCTGTTATTAAGCCTGATTTGGCTAAATACAATAAGCTTGAGGAAGATATTGTTCTTAAAAAGACTGGCTTTACTCAGGCCCGTACGCGTAGAGAGATGCTCTTCTCTCAGTGGGAGCGACTGGGAAAGAAGATTAAACCGTTCAATGCCGATGATTCTTGTCCGACTTGTGGAGCAGCACTAGATAACTCTTATGCTGAAATAGCACATAATACAGAGATTGAAAATGTAAAGCAGGAACGTCTCTCTATTAAGCAGCAGATCGACGATATCGACACATTGCTGTCTAACGAAAATCAAGTTAACGATTTGTCTGCTAAACTTAGAGAGCGGAAGAAAAAGGAATCTGCTGAATATGAACGGGCTTCAATTGCTCAAATTGAGTTAAACTCTCGCATTAACTCAGTAGACGCGGAAATCGAAAATTTGAATAAAAAGTTAAATGATAATGCCCAATTAGTCGGAAAGGTCCATGCCCTTCAGAGCCAACGAAATGATATTAATAAACAGCTTCTTGAGACCACTACCGATATTGAGCTTCAGAAGACAGTTGCAAGTATTTATTCTCCAACTGGTGCTCAGGCTTACGTATTGGATTCAGCAGTCGCACTCTTTAATGAGCAAGTGGCTAAGTATGTTGAGATGCTCTGGCCGAATCTAACTTATGAACTACAAAGCTACAAAGAAAATGTCAAAGGTGAGGTCACTGCAAAGTTTTCTGAATCCATCATAATGGACGGAAAACCGATCTCTTTGGGTAGTCTGTCAGGTGGAGAGCTTAAGGCTTTATCGATTTGCGCTGATATGGCCCTTCTCGGGATTCTGGAACAGCAGTTCGGCTTACATATGTCTCCTGTCATTTTTGACGAGGCCTTTGACGGTTTGGATACCTCTGGCAAGGAATTCGCATTAGAATTGATCCGGGGCTTGTCTCAGGACCGACAAGTGGTCGTTATTGACCATGCATCAGAGATGAGGGCGTCCTTCGATAAGATTCTAAGAGTCGAAAAACGCAATGGTATTTCCACCCTCAGTGTTCAACCCTGATAAAATAGGGGCATGGACGAGCTCTACGATAAGACAGAAGAACTACTTAAGTCCTTGCTTTCTATCAAGACCGGGGCCAGCAAGGATCTAATGGTTCCTGCTCTGAAGCCGCTTACAGCCAAACTTCCTAAGCCATCTATCAAGCAACCTACCGCCAACAAGATTCCTAGTGGACTTCCTCCTCCTTCCAAGAAGGACCCAGTCAAAGTCGCTGAGCAACTTAAAAATCCCAACCCTGAGAAGGTAAAGATTGAAGTACTCAAGACGGATCAGAATGGACAGTGGTCTCTAGAAAAGAGTGACAAGATTAGTTTCACTCATCAACATCATGATCTAGGCGGAGTTGGCGATCTTACACATGTTAAGGCGGTTCATCCCGTACACGGTGTAGTTGGTGAAGCAATATTCGAACACCAGCCTGATAATTCTCTCCGCGTGGAGAATATCGATGTTCATCCTGATCATCAGCGCAAGGGGATTGGTATGAGTTTAGTCAATCATGCACAAGGTCTTACTGGCAAGATGATTGGGTCTTCTACAGGGAGAACTGTTGCTGGTGAAGCTCTTGCGAATAGGTTTAAGTCAAGTAAGTAGAATACGTGCATGGCGAAAACTTGGAACCAAGAAGCAGCTATCCGTGGTGCTCTCCGCAGAACGTTCTCTAGGTCACCGGTAATCCGCGACGTTCTCTTTAAGGTGCGACGTGAAGTACCTAAATACAATAAAGATGGAAGTCGTTCAAAGAAGGATGCAGTCCAGTACCGGTGTAATGTCTGTCAACAGTATGTTGGATCTACTAAAGTCTCTGTCGATCATATCTCACCAGTCGTATCTGTCAACGATGGTTTCATTGACTTCAACACTTTCATCCAGCGACTCTTCTGCGATGCATCTAATCTTCAAGTTATATGCGATGGGTGCCATGGAACAAAAACTCAGGCTGAACGCATTAGCCGACTCTTACTTCAGTACGACAAAGAACTAAATGAACTAGTTCTTGATGTAAATACTAAGTGCATTTCTAAAGAAGAAGCTCTTCAAACTCTAAAGAAATACATCTCCAAGAAAAAGACTCCCGGTTTGAATCCTGTAGTACAAAGGGCCTTGTCCATCAAGGATTCATTAACCACTTAAAGGAGTTGGAACATGGGTGATTCACAGCTAAGTCAGTCATTTGTTGATAACGCGAAGGACCTAAATGAGGATGAGGCCACGGCCCTTCTAGTTGAGTCCGAGCAGAAGATTCGTCAGATTAAGGAAGAGCGGTCGGCCGACGCTAAGCTAACT